TGTTGCTTGGTTTTCCAACATTACTGCCATGCCTTGCTTTTCGTGGCCAGTTAAGCCTTCGAGAAGGCCTGACTTTTCCCACTTGCCTGCCAATTGGCGGGTCTTTTCAACTACTACACGGTGTGCTGAACCGGCTTCGTTGATAAATTCTGATACACCTGACATATGATTTATCTCCTAAAATGTTATAGAATGCCTGCGAGTTGTTGTAGACGCTTTGCGACTGTATTTTCTTCTAAAATTTCCTTCTTTGGTGCTGTACTTACAGTTGGCTTTGATGCCAAACCTTCAGTGACAACCTTACTTGATGAGGTGCGACCCTTTGCAGTCTTAGCAGTTACAGTCATTGCTTCTGCTAATGTTGCATATACCATCTTAACTTCACGAACATTTACTGCACGATCGAATGATTCAAGAATACTAATCTTTTGTTCGTTGGTCAAACCTTCCTTACGGAAGATCTTGTTGGTATAAAGGAGTTTTGCGTTTAGAAGATTTACTTCGTTAAGCTTGCCTCGTAGGACTTCTACTACCTTACGATATTCTGCAAGTTCCTTTTGAAGATCTGCCATCTTAGTAGCCATTGCGTGCTTTTGTTCTGTGTCCTTAGCATCTTGGGCTTCTAATTCACGGATGATAGCTTCAAGGTCGAGTTCTTCTTCGCCTTCACCTTCTTCGTGACCCTTTTCCATATCCATACCCATTTCCATTCTTGGTTCGGCTGGATTTACTGCTCTCTTGTGTGGGTCTGAAGCATCTGTTGCTGCTGCTTCTGCCTTACCCATTGGATTCATTGCTGGAGCGGTTGGCTTGTCATCGTGTGCTGACTTAGCTGGAATTTCTGGCTTATGTGCACCACCTTCTGGATTTTCATCTGGGTATGCTTCGTCTGCCTTTTCTTCCTTTTCTTCTTCACCGTGTTCCATACCTTCCTTCATTTCTTCCTCTTCTTCACCTTCGTGCTTAGCTTCGTCGAGTTCTTCTTCCTTTTCCTCTTCTTCAGCTTCTGAAAGTGCCTTTACATCTTCTTCTAATTCCTTGATTACTTCGTCAAGGTCAAAGTCTGATTCTGACCAGTCATCATACCAATCGGTTGATGAATCGGTTTCACCTTCACCACTCATATCATCATCTGCCGAAGCATTTGCTGCTGGTGATGGTTCCTTATTGTCGCCTGTTCCGATTGTTGATGAATCGGCTGGCATTTCCGATGAACCCACTGGTTCACCATCTTGGAATGGTTCTTCCTTTGCCTTTTCTGCACCTTCTGCTTCCATTGCTTCAGCGCGTAGGCGCTTTGCTAACATGGACTTGATTTGGGGTGTGAATGTTTCTTCTAATGCAATCTTTGCATTTGCGATAGCTGTTTGGCGGACAGCTTCTGCGTCTGCGATAGCTTGCTTTAAAAGTTCGTTCTTGATTTCTGCCATATAATGCCTCTCGTTGTGTTTCAATAGTTATTCTGAACTATTATACGGTTATAAATACAAAAGCATAGACACCCCAAAAGAGGTGTAATCTATATAATATATATTACTTGTTTTACAAAAAACACTATTTTTTACCAATCAGCGTTCTTTTTCTTTTCTACCTTTTTTTCTTCACGGATTCTACGACGAAGTGCTTCTTGTTGTTTTAATATCTTTTTCTTTGACCGTTTAACATAAAATTCACGGCGCTTTACTTCATTAACAATTTCTGCCTTTTTAACCATTTTGGAAAATTGTCTGAGTGCTCTATCTAAATCACCAAGACTTTCTCCTCGTACTTCAACGTACATACAACCTCCTTTACTTTATATTTTTTGTTATATAATTCATCGCTGCTTTTCTTACCGGTGAATCTGTGCTATATCCTAATGCACTTTTTACGAGAATTTCTCGACCTGTCTGTGGATTTTTGATACGATGTGTTAGTAAGTCCTTCAGACGAGTTTGTTTGGTTGGTGTTGCACCAGTCTTTTGTGTATCTTTTTCTTGTGCTTGTTGTACCACCAATTTTGTTTGGGGATACTTATCCATCAAAGTTTTAACCGCTTTCACATTTTTGGGAGCATCGTCCACGAATGCGATACGATTATATCCGTCTTTAATATGTTTTTCAATATACTTTGCCTTTTCCATTGGGTCACTATCCCCCAATGCAGCAATTGTAACACCAGAAGTAATTCCTTGTGATTGAAGAAATTTTGCAATTGGTTTGGTATGACCACGTGCGGTCAATACTACGACCTTATTTGCTTTTTTCTGGTCGATAACTTTCTTTAATAGATTTACATATTTTTTAATCGGACGGGGATTTTTTAATTGTTCAAATTCCGAATAATCGAATGTATCACCCGGTTGTTTTTCATATGATGCGTAGTCTGCTGGACTAATTTCTCTACGTTTGCCGTCCTTATCAATAACAGCAACCCGTGCATCAGTATGTACAAGGGTGTCATCAAAATCTGTTATGTATGCAGTTTTACCCATACTATCTAGTTACTAACTTATACGCAGTTGCCACCATTTTTTCTAATGGAAGTGCTAACATCTTCTTACGATTTTCTGGTGCCAACTTATGTAAAACTTTTGTAAGTAATGCTGCAGTGTATACATCAACTAATGTACCATCTATTTCTGCTGGGTGTTTATCTTTAACAATACTCAAAATCTTATTTTGTTTTTCACTATAGTTTTCGTCGGTAGTGACCAAATGTGGGTCATTAGACACCGTTGGTGTAGTATCGTCCGATGCAACGGGAAAATCAGATACAGGAACTGCTCCTGCAACTTCGTCTTTTTTCTTTGGTAATTTAGATATTGGAGTTGATGCATATTTTGTTACATCACCCTTGGACATAGTTTTTGCCAACTTTTGTGCAGTTGGACTAAAATCTGTTGCCTTTGCTCGTCCAGTTTGGATAGCATGAACAATTCCCATTAGTTTTTGTTGTGCTTTGCTGACTGCTGGCATCCTATCTCTCCAAATATAATTCTGGTCTTACATAACGAAACTTACGCATCAATTCACCTGCCACTGCGTTTGCTTCATTTTCGGTGTTTGATCCATCTTCACCATTTAATTCTTGACCACTTATACGTTGTTTGTGATGCACCATTTCATGTGCTAACGTTCGTAGTACATCGGCAATATGTCTATTACCTTTGACAATTACGATTTCATCCGTATCGGGTCTGTAAGTTCCGAATGTCAAATTTTCTTTAGAATAATCACTACCCACGAATTTAATACTCGCAGGTAGTGATTTAAGTTGTAGCTCTTTAGCGACAAACTTTACAAACTCATCTGTAATATTTTCATTTAGTAAAGCTTTAAGTCGCATATGCGCCATATTACTTGGTCTTTTTCTTACCTGTTGCCTTTTTTACAGCCTTCTTACCAGTTGCCTTAACTGCCTTGACTGCTGCAACTGCGTCTGCGAGGTCAACCTTACCGTCACCGTTAACATCAACTACCTTAACTGCAACTTCTTCAACCTTCTTAGTTGCCTTTAATAATGGTGCTGGTGCTTGCATCATCTTACGATTGATAAAGTAGATTGCAACTGCTAAACCTAATACTAATAATAAAAACGTTGTCATAAAAACTCCTGTTACTTTAGTTCACCCAAAAAGTCGTAAATCAAAGTATCAATACGACTATAGGGGGTAATGATTTGACTACCCTTGTTTTCGTTAATAAACGCACCGTGGGTACTTGGATTACTGACGATATCAAAACAAATAAGGTTGAAATCATCCTGTACTTCTACAGCGTTTTCACCAATTTGTTTGACCGAACCCATACCACGGGAAGAAACCCCCAAACGGATATTGTTCTTGATTAATTCACGAACAATATTTCCAGATGGTGTTGATAATATTTCTATGTTACCTTTTACATCTTCACCTTCAAACCAAAGTTCGGTGACGTTGCAACATACATTTTTTAAATTTACGACTGGACTTTCTGGATGGTCTAATTCACCCAATGCTCGTCGTTGTGTAACAAAGTTATTCTTGTATGCGATTGCTTCACGAGCTAAAATTTCTTTTGGGTATACACGACCATTTTGATTTTTGAAGTCAGCACGTTGTAACAATACGTCTTTCAAAACAAGTGGTTTTGAAATATCTGCTGCTTCACTTAACAATGCTCTGTCATATGAAATGACATTATATTCGACTAATAGTGCTTGCATATTATTGTCCACGGATTTCACGGATACGCGTTGCAACACCAAGAAGTTTTGCTTCTAACTTCAACAATCCTTGCTGTGTACGCTTCCATAGTTGTTCACTTGCGATACCTGATTCAGTCTTTAAACGAGCGTTCATTTTGATAACACGTTCAATTTCTTGTAAGTTTTTATTTAATTGCGAAATAGCTTCTGCAATTTTTCTGTGTGGTGTCTTAGTGTTGTCGTTTTTATATTCATAATACTTGTTTTCACTAAGTTCTTTCTTGACGATTTCCATTTTGTCTGCTGGACGGTTTGCATCCTTTTCACCTTTTGGAGTCAATTTAAATCCCGTGGTTGCTGTTGCGATATGTTTTGCACGTGCAACACTCTTTTCCTTATTACCACGGAAAGCGTATGGAGTCAAATATCCAGGAACACTTGCGGTCGTGGTTGCTTCATCAAGTTCTCTCTTGATGAGTTCACGGATAAGCTCACGAAGTTTTTGTACGTTATCCATAGATTAACTCTTTAAAGTGTCTAATGTCTTGGTAATTTCCAAGGCAATTAACAACGCGGTCATGTGATTTTCCTTGATGACTTGTGCTGTTTTAATCTTTTCTAATTGGGTGATTACTTCAGATAATTTAATCTTGGTAATCTTATTATCAACTCTATTCAACTTTGACTTAATTTCTGCAACCAATTCCACTGCAGCGGTGACTGCATAATTACGAAGTGCTGTGGAATTGGATACATTATAGATGTATTCACGAAGAAGGTTCTTTTGACGGTCATCCAGTTCAACGTATTTTTGATTGAACTTTTCCATTAAAATCTTGTAGGTCAACAAACGTAAATCTTCTTCTTGACCCTTCATTGCTTCGAACAATGCGGTGTCGTTCTTAATTTCCTTGCTGATGATTTTACCACTTAAATGTTCTACGATAGTGAACTTGGCTTCGACCATACCTTCAATTTCGTTGAAGTCTTGGATTTCGTTGACTGCACCATCGAACACTTTATATACAGAAGCATAAACTTTGTAGGACGGAATACGGGCATTTAAAAATTCTTTTAAATCATAATTGTTTTTAATTTCACGAATTAGCTTATATTTCTGTGTATTTAGTGCTGTTTCGTTTAACTTTTTACGTTGTGATACTAATACGTTGATAAGTTCAAATGCCTTTGTTTCACTGAGTTGATTTGCATTGAAAAATGAACGATAGAGTATTAATTCTTTACCAAGTTCGGTTTTAGAATTAAAATATTCTTTCATTAGCTTAACCGCAATTTCACCACTGCGGTTTTCCAATGCGTCTGAGGTAATTTTACGGACTAATAGTTCAAATAGTATGCCCGTATTCCGAATTTTGTTATGCTTGACGTTTGCTTTCATAAACATCCCATTTTAGTGACAGTATACCGTCATATATTAAATATTTAGTTTTCTAAATCTAAAATGTTGCTTTCGTCCAACAATGAACCAGTTGCTTCTACTTCTTCCATAATCATTTTCTTAGGTTGATTATTAAGTTTCTTCATCAATCCTTGAATTTCTTTGGTAAGTGCAAGTGGTGACTTACGTTTGTCAGTTCTTTGTTTTCTAACAGTCAATGACCCCATATTTTCTTTGTGACCGAGTGGGTCACGACCACGGGGATGACTGTCTTGACCAAATTTCATACCAACCTTTGGACGACCCATCTTCACTTCTTCTAATTCTTCTTCGGGAACTTCTTCCAATTCACTCTCTTCTTCGGAAGGTTCTAACGAAGCTAAGATTGTATCTACATCATCAATTTGTTGCTCTTCTTCCTCTGTTGGTGGTGTTGGTTCTTCACCAGTTGGTTCTCCTTCTGGTGTTGTTCCACCTGCTTCTGAACCACCAGGTGCTGCTCCTGGTTGTTGTGGTTGTGCCGCTGCTTCTAATTCTGCCATTCTTTTCACATCTTCTTGAATTTTCTTTTGCTCTTCAGCAATTTCGTCATCAGACAATTCAAGAATATTGTGGTAAATCCATTCATGCGACAACATCTTACTATCCATAATTTGTGTTGCTACACCAACTTTTTCCTTCCACAAGTTTAACTTTTCTTGTTCATAAACAACTGATGGGTTGGTAAGTGATAGTTCAAAATCAATCAAATCTTCGTCGGTGAATCCTTGGACGTACAGATGAATGATTGCAATCTTTGTAAGTTCCGACACCATTACTCGTTGTACACGTTCAATAGTGCGTGCAAAACGAACGTCTTGTGCTGCTAAGGTTGCTTTACCATTAATATCTTCTTCATATCCAATGAAGGACTTTGGTACCTTAAATGCTGCCATTAACTTATTGCGGAGATATTCGATATCTTCGATTGCATTGAATTGGAGACCTGGAAGATTTTGGATGTCTGTTCCAGAGTCCTTACCACGAACTGGCATATAGAAATCTTCTGTAATATTTTGCATATTGTATCGAAGATTATAATCACCTGTTTGTGGATCAACCAATGGTGTTTTCTTCATACGGTCAATGATACGGTTCATAAAGGTATCAATTTCCGCAGGTGGAATATTTCCAATATCAACCAAAATCTTACGCTTGTCTGGTGCTCTCATAATACGATGTATCAACATCGCATCTTCCATCAATTGCAATTGCTTCCAGACACGGCGACCACCTTCAACCATACTCTTACCATATGGGAGGAAGTTCGTATCGGACAACATTCTAAAATGTGCAATTTCGTAGTTATCAAATTCAGTTTTACCCAATGCTAAGAAATCATTTTCAATCTTAAACTTCACTGAAAATGGATTACCTGGGTCTTGACCTTCAATACGAATAGTTTCGTACACAGAAAGTGGTAATACGTTCACGATACCATATTCTGGGTCAATGTCGAGGAATAAAAAGAAATCTCCATACTTGACCATATTTCTGACCCACGGCCAGAGATTGAATTCAATATTCAATACATCATAGAACAAGTTATGAAGAATTTCTTGGATTTGTGTATTTTTGGAATGGATAGTTAAGATGTTATTAAATTCATCTTTTACTGTTGATTCGTCTGCATAAATGTCCATTACCGATGAAATGATTGGGTCATTATCCATCATATCATAGTCACGGAACAATTGAAGGCGTGAACCTTGGAATGCCGCAGCTGCTTCGTATCGTCCATGAGATGAACCATATCCACCCGTCATTGACGAATAGACGCGGTGGTATCTATCAATACCGCGTCTATTGATAAATGATTGAATATTGTCTGTGTCGGCTACTTTAAGTCTTTTTCCACCTACATTACGAACTACTGTGTTAGATGAAAAAAGCTTCTTTAGTCTGCCAAATATGCTGTTATCAGCCATAACCCCTCAACTTTTAGTAGATATACAATTCGTCTATTGACTTGATAACCATTTCAAGAACTGT